GTACATGCTCAGCGTATTCCTTCTTCAGGAATTGTACAAAGATTTCCTCTGCTTGATCGTCAAACATTTCTACTTCTATCATTGCATTAATCTTCATTAGTGAGTCTCACTCCAATTGTTACCTACCTTGTAGTTACCGTCCATTGGGCAGCGTAGTCCAAGGGACTGCTCTGTCATGCGGATACTTTGTACTACCTGTTGCCCGAATGCATGGGCATCCTCTTCATGAACCTCAGCCTGAATCTCATCATGGATATTACCAACCAACTTGTACCGTAGCTGGCAGGTATCCACTAGATGAACCAACGCCTGCTTCATAACGATTGCACCGGCACTTTGCAGTAGTGTGTTTAATGCCGAGTGTTGCGACCGGATGTGCAGTTTCCGTCCATCCAATCCTTTAAGCCATCCACGTTGCCGCACTGTATCATCAACTCGTTGTCTAAGTCCTGCCAATGCAGGAGTATTGCTAAGGAAGCGAGCCTTAAGAGTTCGTCCATCGTCCGAAGATCCTCCAACAATGCTTCCGATTTTTGCGTCACCCGCTCCGTACAGGAAGGCATAGATGAAAGTTTTTGCTTTATCCCGTGTATCAAGTCCAGCAGCGATTTGGTTTGCTGTGTGAACATCTCCGTTGAGGATCTCATTGGTGTAGTCCTTATCGTTCATGTAATGTGCAAGCATACGAAGTTCAAGTTGTGCAGCATCGGCACCCACTAACTTGTAACCATTGGGGACAGTGAATAGGGACCGCATCTCTTTACCGTATGGTGAGTAACCTGCCGGTACCTGTGCAAGATTAGGATCACTGTGGGTCATACGTCCCGTGATTGCCCCATTGGTATTGACTCGTCCATGCAGTCTACCATCCTGCTTTAGATTATCAAGCCAATTATTTAACATGCCTACTCGTTTCTGTAACAATAAGTATTCGTTAATTAACTTGGCCTCAGGAATATCCACCCCATCCAAGGTTGATTCATCTACAATTGGGCTGCCCTTCTCAGTGAAACGATCCGGCTTCCAGCCTAGTCTAGATAGTCTCTCTGCAATTTGCTTTCGACTACCAAGATTGAAAGGTACCCAAGTAATAACAGAAGTCCAGCCAGTATTAATACCGTCAAAGGATCGGTCCACCCAAAGATTGCTGACAGCATCAACAAACCCCACACCACTACGCCGTACTGAACCATCCTGATTAAATTTGTGACGATACTCCTTGGTGAGTTTTGCCATTGGTTTCCATTCATTATGTATCTCCATTTCAATATCATTCATTCGGTTGCGGAGATTGGCCAGTAGTTTCTCCGCATCCTGTTCGTTAAATAACCAACCGTTCCTAGTCTGGTTAGTAATGATACCAGCCACTCGGTGCTCTAACTCTACTGACTCTGGGCTGAATTCCTTCTTCATCAGCTTCGTCAGTTCCCGGTACACCCTCTGTGTCACTTCGACATCCTGCTTGCAGTAATGTAGCATCTCGGTACTGAATGCAGACCAGTCGTTGTGTTCTCCCTTCGGAAAGCCTAGACGATTGCCCCAGTTCCTTAGGCTGTGACCACCCTCTTGTGCAGGATCGGCAAGCCGTGAAAGCACCAGCGTATCTACAATCGGTCCAGTATGTTTGTAATTCCATACCTTCTCCAATACAGGGAGATCGTAGCCTATGACATTGTGTCCTATGAGTCGATGTCCAGCCACAAATCCAACAAAAGACTTATGATCGTCACCAGTAAAGACATGTACATTATTAGTTTTATCATCCTTAACTACCACGCAATGTATCTTAGTTGGGTTAAATCCATCGGTCTCAATATCAAATATTAAATCCTTCATTTAAAAATCAGATCCTTCATCATCTGGTTTCTGTGTTTCGTGCATGCGTCCAGTTAGTTTATCGTACTTGAGCCAACAGGCGGGGCCTGTCAATCCAGTGAACCGATTCTTAATTACACGAATCAATGTTGTATTGCGGCGTTCTTCGTCTTCATGCTGTTGATCCCTTTCCAGACCCAATACAATATCGGATAGCTGTGCAATTGCATGCGAACCTCGTAACTGATTGAGACTAACCTCTGCCCCTCTCTCATGTCCCTTGTCCCCTGTCGGTCTACGGAGATGGGATACAAGGAACATGCCGACACCTGTTTCCTGTACCAAAGTTCTTAGGCTGGTCATGAGTCGATCAATCAATTGACGCTCATTGTCCCCGTCCATACCGGATACCACGATACTGATATGATCAATGATAATCCACTTACAATCCAATGCCTTTGCCATATAGCGGACACGGTTCAGTAGGTTTTCCTCAGCCGTGGAACCGAAATGATCGTATAGAAATACCCGTCCGGTCCCGAGTGTGTTATCAAAGTACTGTCGTTTCTCGTCATCTGAGACAACGGTATCAGGAAGGTGGAGCAACTGGTTCGCTTCCACTGACATGATACCAAGTGCAGTTCGTTTTGTTGACTCCTCAAGTGCAAGTATCCCGATGTTGTCATCTGTTGTCCTCAATAGCCAGTGTTCCAGTTCACGCATGATGCTGGACTTACCCATACCTGATCCACTGGTAATGGTTACTAACTCCTGCTGCCGGAAACCATAGGTATAGGTGTTTAGGCAGGACCAAGGATAGTCAACACACTTAATGTTTTCTTCCTTAACAATATCATCCCATAGATTCTTAGCATTGATGATGCCATCGGGTGTGTATTCCTTGGCCTTCCACCATATGTCCATGAATTCTTGGGTCTTACCGGATTGCAGGTATTCCCCTGCATCCTTTAGTTCAAGATTAACAATCAGGACCTTACCCGGGGAGAACAACTGGGCTACTTGTTTGGCTGCTGCCTTACCGGGTTCATCATTATCAAAGCATAGGACTACCTTCTCAAAGGAATCAAGGAATTCAAATGACTTCTTACAGTCACGCAGGGCACCGGCTGCACCTGTGCGTATGGATACTGCCGGCCAACGGCTACCCATCATTTGATAGGCGGCCAATGAGTCCTCTTCACCCTCAGTTACAGTTACATACTTACCACCTGCCTTGAATAGGTGCTCACCGAATAGTCCCGCATCGTTGGAGTTACCTTCAAAGCGGAAGGACTTATCCTTAATACCACGATACTTCAATCCTACCAATGAACCATCGGCATCGAAGTATGGGTAGACTTTGTATTCAGTATTGTTGTTGAAGAAGTTAGTTACACGATATTTTTTATTGGTATCCAGTGTCGTGCCACGGGACAGATCAGGCTTTGAATCACCCGGGATCTTGAGTATGTCCGACATAACGGTATCTGTTTCTCCATTGGAATAGACATGGTAGTTACAGGCAAAGCAATGTGCCGTGCCTCCTTCATACCATACTAGATTATCTTCATGAGTGTCCCCGCCAAGTGCTGCACACTGGGGGCATTGTGTCTTGTGTGACACGGGTCTTTTTGGAAAGTCCATTTCCTGTACTACCTCTGTACGGAATTAAAAGGCTACGCCTTCAGTAAAGGATGAGCAGTTTTGTATCATGCTCAGGATACATACTAAGGCTTCCTATGAACGCACGAGTTAAATGGTTAATCGTTAGCCTTAATAATTACTTGCTTGAATCCGAAGATCCAAGTACTTCGTTTAGGGATTCAATCATCCCTGCTTCATAGCCATCTTTATAGACTTCAAAGATCTGCTTCTTGATTGTATTTGGGGGCGGACTGAGACTTGTCTCAGCTTGCTTGTCCCACCAGTCCAGAAATGCAGTATCAACGTCCATATTAGAAATCCCCTGCCATGTCCGCTGCTGGGGACTCGGATGCCTCCGGGTTTTTCTCCAGCAACTTCACCTTGTTGAGGTAAGTACCACGACCAAGGGCGTTACCTCCACCAACGGAGACGGCCAGTCGAAGGGTATCACCCCATGAAATAGCATCGGGACCAATCGGATCACCATCCTTATCGAAGATAAGCGGTACACCGAAGTCGGCCTTACGCTTAAACTCACGCTGCTTTAGGACGATACCATCCTTCTCGTAATCCTTAACCTTAACACCCATATCATTGAGCGTCTTAGCGGATTCATCGGTCAGGTTCAGGGTTACACTGTACTTGGTATTCCCCATATAGGAATCCGGTTCAGTGAGATAGACAAAGGCAGCCTTGCCTTCAACGGTAATGTAATCAGCCATGTGATTAACTCCTTTACTTGGTTTCGGGATGTGTTACTCCGGAGTTTTCGAGGTGCCACTCACGCAGTCCCTCGGCTTCCGGTATCTGCATCAGAATATCCCGTGAATTCTGTTGCAGACTTTGCCAGTCAAGGGCTGCGTCACGGAGTGCCGCCTGTCGTTCCCTTAACTGCCATTCATAATACGCTTCTTCTTCCCATGGTGCAAGCATCTTTAACTCCCTTTGATTAGGCTAATCCTACTCCTGTTATTGTCCCTGTCTAGGGGTAACTATTGCGGAACTACTGTCTAACTAATGCGGAACTAATGTCTCTTTACCTAAACCCCTTGACAAGAATTCTGGGGCCTATGTATAATCCTTGGGTGTTAGGGACATCAACAAGTAAAGTAAATCTATATTGATTTATAAATCTACTTGATTAAATTACCAGTCAATTAATCCCTGTGTAAGTATAAATAGATCCTTACTTCTTAGGTTAGTAGTCACTAACTTATTCTTCTTCATACTCAATTAATCCATTAGCCTCTAGGAAGTTAACCATGCTCTCCTGAGTCCTCTGGTGGTGACTTCTTTCGTGTAGATAGAGGGCTGCATTCACGATACAACCAATTAGCAGTAGCAGGTGCAAAGAGTCTAGGTAAATATTCATTCAGGAAATCCTCATGTTCGTCTTTCGGTGTACTGGATTCTACCATAGACTGTATGTAAGTACTCACTAACTTATTCATTACATTGGATCCCCGTCATCCCTAAACACCAGAGAACATCCTCTAGTACTAGGTAATGTCCTCTGGAAATATAGGGTAATCATAATCTATGCCCTTGGCCATCTTGTATCTAATCTGTTTGATTAATAATTCCATGTCCGGCCCACCTATTAGACTGAGATGATCCAGTACATCCTCAAGGGCTGCCTTGTATCCTTTAGTGTAATCGTCCATTAGTGTATCTCCATCTTGCCTTGATATAAGGTTTCATTAATAAACTGTAGCAGATAGTAATCATCTGCATAGGTTAATGAATCAAACATATTTAGGTAGGCATCAGGATAATCATCGGACCAGTCTGGAATCCCCAGCTTACCAGTAATGAAACGCTCAACTGCATCACCTAGATTGTCTGCAATGAAATCACTTGTAGGATTTGACATAATCTATCCTTAATTAGTTAATTGTCTAATGGCTTCGATAATAATACCGACCCATGCTATCGCTACTGCTGCATTTTCCATCTTCATCCCCTGATAAATAGGATTGAATTCAGTAAACTACTGCGGTCAATTCTCCAGTCTGTGACTGTCTTACCATTGTCTAGCAGTCTATACAATTCATTCTTATGTGTCTTCAGATAATCATCCAACTGATTATTCCACACTAACACTAAGTCCACAGATTTAACATCTGCCTTCTTGAGTTTGTAATTAATCATTATTTATCCTCAATACTAGTAATGCTCCAGAATCCACGGCCTGTAGGTTTCAGGTAATACCATGACCGCAGGCCGAGATGAAAGCCTAGGAAACTAGTGCCATTCGTTATGCCGTACCGTTTCTTGTACTTGCGTACTCTCTTTATTGTGTCCATGCTTCATCCTCTACACAATTG